AGATCGCTGCTGTCATGGTTAGCCAACCATGCTGCGCGGATCGAGGTAAGGTGCAAGCAAGCCACGAACGCGAGCAAGTAAAGTGTTACCCATGCGGTAAGGGCTTGGAGCGTATCCGTCAACTGTTACGCCACCGCTCGAAGGCGCTTGGCGGCTCTGCCAGATATCGATCGAGATCATGAGGCTTGCTTCTTGGATCGCAGGAACAGTTGAATAATCTGTATAAGTATCGGCTGCTGCTGAGCCGTAAGGGTTAATTGGGTGGTAAGGCGTTGCTGTGTTGTTGTTACCAGTAATTGCATAAGTGACTGAATACTCACCAACTGCAGTTAAAGTCTTGTTCCCATTGTGCTTGCTTCCGCAGCCTGTGATGTTAAGAACCTGTCCAACATAGAACACATCTTGAACATAATCTTGAAAGTAAGAAGTGCCGGTGTTTGTTGTATTGCTATGCCCAATTACTGGAGTCGAGTTAGTCCATAGAAAAGGGATCAACACATTGTCTGCAGCATCGCAGACCTCTTGCAAGGTTGCGTCAGCGTAGAGTGTGCCAACGCCAAGGGCGGTGCGTAACTCTGCAACTGTTGTGTAAGACATTTGATCCTCTTTCTAAAGACTGGCGGCCTAGAAGGGCACTAGGCCGCCAGCGACTTAGTTTGCTTACGCTACTGCGAAGCGACGAACGCCCTTACCTGACTTGCCAACGTAAATTGCCAAGTAACCGTAAAGTGCGATTTCTAGTTCTCCTGTTGTGAGAACGTTTAGGCGAAGCTGTGTCTGTGGTGACTCCCAGACATAAACTGAACCTGGTGCAACGAGGAATGCAGACTCATCTGCGATACCTGAAGTTGTGATGTTGTGATCAACGATCAAGTCAGTACCAAGAATGTTGCCGCGTGTAGATGAAGCAACTCCTGCGCCGCCTGATGCGTTCATTGTTGGGCCTTGCGCTGAGTAAAGTGCGCGGCCTGTTGTGTCTGCGTATCCTGAGATAGCAGCCCATTGGTCAGTTGAAGCAACCAACTTGTTAGCGAAGTCTCCGCCAGTACCCTTGTATGCGGCTGCGCCTTCTACAGAGATGAATGACTGAAGTCCTGCTGCTGTTGTAGCAACGTTTGTTGCTGCAGTTCCGTTAGCTGTGAACGCGGCGATAAGTGCCTTGTCTGTTGCTGACTCGTAAGCCTTGCGGAGTTCTGCCATAAGCAGTTCCATAAATGCTGGAGATGAACGGTCGATGAGTTCCCATGAAACGCGGTTTAGACCGGCGAACTTGTTAACTGAAACGGTGTCATAAGCAGAAGTCATGCCTGTATCTGTAACAGATGCGCCTTCGTTAACATCTGCAACAGCTGGTGCTGTGTCTGCTGATGAAGCGTTTGTGTAAAGGCGTGGAACTGTGAAAGACATTCCTGACTCAACTAGAGCCTGGCGTGTAACTGCATCGAACGCTGGACGGCCTGAGAAGGTGTCTGTGATGAATGAGTTAAGGTGCTGTGGAAGTGTCAAGCCTGTGTTAGTAGATGTTGAGTCATCTGCTGCACGAACTGTGCGGCGTGCTTCGTCATCGCCTAGAGCAGACTTGATAGATGCCTCTAGATATTGTGCTGATGAAATTGGTGCAACGCGCTCTTTTGCATAAGCCATTGCTGGAACAGTTGCGCGTGCGGCTTCAACAGCCGTTGCCTCAACTTCTGGTGCTGCTACGGTGTCTGGAGTATTTTCCACGACCGCCTCGCTTTCTGGTTGTGTGTTTGGTTCAGCTTCAGGAATGACTTCCTCTGCTGCGATCTCTAATACTTGAGCAGACTTGAAGGCTGGCTCAGTTACTAAAGAAACTTCTTTGAGTTTAGCTGCGGTTACAACTGTGTGACCGTTGCGTGAAGGTGCAGATGAGATGATTTCTGCTCCGATGCTAAGACCGCTAACGAGTCCTTCGCTTGCCATAACTAACGCATCGTTTCCGCCGGTTGAGCGGCTAAGTTTGAAAGTTGCATAGATACCGTCAGGGCGAACGGTTGCAGTAACCATGCGGCCTACTGGCTTCTTCATGTCGTGCTGAGATAGCAACTTAATCTTAGAAGGATCGTCGATCTCGATAGATCCCGCTTCAAAGACTACGCCGCCAAGATTAGTGTTACCTACTTCGCCTGTTCCCATAGGAACGATCTTGCCGCTGATTTCGCGACGTTCTTCGCTGCATTCAATAGATGCCGCTTCGATGTATAAGGTTTCCATTAACTCATGCCTTCGCTTCCATTAGGAGTTAGGTCCGTCATTTCCATAGCCTGTTCAGTTGTAATAAGTCCGAGGGTTAGCAACTTCTCAATAACTTGAAGTTCAACTAGCGGATCGTTCTTGAGGAAAGTATCAAAGACTGCAAAGCGGACTTCGTGCCCTGCTGTAGAGATATCGTCCATTGAAAGGCGTGTCTGGATAGCCTGAATATAAGGCTCAATGCTTAGTGCATAAAATTGCTTGCGTTCTTCGGTTACGTTTGCGTAAGTCATTGTTGTGTTCTGATCTGCGCTAAGGTAATACGCTGGCACGTTCATAGCACGAGCAATTTCAGTTGATAGGTTCTGAATTGCTTCGTTATACATCATGTCTTTAGGTGAGAACTGTGTTGATTGGAACTCTAAAGTAGATGTTAGATATGCAGTCGAGTTATTCTGGCGGCTGCGCTTCCAAGCTGCTAATAGTCCTGAAACTTCAGCAGGTGGCAAGTCTGCGCCTGTGTTCTTTAGGATACCTGAACTCATCGGAGTAGCAGCAGAGATAGAAGCTGCTCGGTTAATGTCGATAGCGGCTTGAATAGTTTTGCCAGCGCGTTCTAACACGCCTTCGTCTAAGCCTTGAATGGTTACGATATCATTCATGTCGATCGGCTGAATGTCAACGTAGTACTGCGTGATCATTATGCCTTCAAGATCAGTTGTGTAAGTTACGCGAGTATTAGCGATCCACTCAAACGCCGCTGGACGTCCGTCCTCTGCGTAGCGTTCAGTTACGCGAAGATAAGCAACGCCGTAGAACAGTAGAGAGTCTACGATCCAGTTGATCGTGACAAAAGAAGGCTGGTTCTTTGAAAGTTGGTTGATCCAACGAGGAGCGGCCATAACTTCGCCGGTGCGCTTGTTGTAATACTCAAGCGGGATAGAAGCGACAGTTCCGCAGATTAGGTTGCGAGCGCGAGCGACAGAAGGAACGCTCATTGCGTCCTTGCGTGATACGCGGAGTGCTATTGCGTTATAAAGTGAGGGTAAGTTCTCGCCCATTACCTGCGGCGCAGCTTGTGCTTCAACGATTAGCGGCTTACGCGAGAAGATACCCATAGGGGTCAATTATACACTACATGTAGGTCATTCGACGTAAATAGCCGCAACCTGTTGTGGTTTCATTAACATCGAGACCACCATTGCAAGTGCGATAGGCGCTGAGACATCTCCAGCCGATTTTCTTTTAACGATACGCCAAGCAGAGTCATTAACTTTAGCTGCGCAGTTATTCATCTGTTGAATTAGGTTTGCTTGGCCGTTATGAACTACACGATGATTAACCAAGCCGTCGAGAAGATCCCCGCAAGCCTGATAAAACTGCTGCCCAGAGATGTCTTGAGTTATGCAGCCAGCATTGGCTAACTTGTCGGCTATTGACTGGGTTGTGTATTTGTCGTAGCAGATTTGGCGCGGTCTGTACTGATCCGACCAAGCCTTTATGTCTGCGGCCACTTTTAGATCATCGACTGCAACTGCGCTCTCCCAAGTCTGCAATATGCCTACGCCAATTTTACCGTCTGGCAATATCTGACCGGCAACGAGTGAAGCATTGCGCCTCGAAGGTGAGACATCGAAGCCAAAGACTGTGTAACCACCAGGCGGGATCTGCAACTCGCTATCGCTAGTTTCTTCAAGGATGCCATGCGGCCAAGGGCTGCTAAGGGAGTCGATCCATTGGCATAACAACTCTGTGCGAGTGTTTTCTATTGGTGAAGTAGCCACCGACTCTTCTAGCGCCTCTTTTGTGACGGTATAGCCAAGCGCAGGGTTAGCAAGCGCCCAAGATTTAGGATCGTCGATCTTGCAATACTGAGGCGCTGAGTATTCGTAAAACCCGAACGACTTTGGCGGGTTATCTAACGCTCTTTCGCGCAACGAGTTAAGTACGGTGCTAAAAGCATCACCCGCGTTAGAAGTTAGGAAGGTGTGAGCATTAGGTCGCGCTCTAGTTACCGGCATCGCTGCTCGGTAGCCTTCCTCTGACCATTCACGAACTTCATCAAGGAACAGCGCATCGGCAGTACGACCACGAGATCCGTCACGAGTAGCTGCTACAACGTCTAAGCGCCGTCCGTCCTTCATCTCAATCGACTCAGTTCCGTTTGCGTAACGGATAGCCTTTACTAGCGCCATGAGATTTTCATTATGCTCAAAGACCGTCGCTACCTGGCGAAAGGTATCCAAAGCCATTGAGCGGTTAGATGAAGCGATGATGATATTGCGGGTATCCCACTTGAGCAGGTGCGCCAAGATGACCATACGCGTTAAATGAGTCTTACCGTTCTGGCGGGCTACTAAAAGCAGGTTTGTCTTGCGTATCCACATGCCCTTCTTATCCACGCGCAGCATGTCGCGCAGAACGAACTCTTGCCAGGGTAAAAGCGGCATTTTGATTAGGTTTGCTAGTTCAATTACATCGTCAACCTTAGAAGCGCCTTTGAGGTAAGGGCTGTGGAGCCTTGGCTCGGTTGCCCCTCGTAGCGCTTTGGATCCTTTGGGTGGCATCGGGTTAATCTTCGATCGGTTTGGCTGTAAACGGACTGTCCTGGTGAATTTTGGACTGTGTCGGAGAGAGGAAGGCAGC